ACAAGTCTATTGCTCGCAAGGGTTCACTCTACTGGGCTGGTATCCACCCAGAAGTTTCACACGACCTTCGTGCAGAGACAGGCTCAGCAGGATGGCTTCTTCCTAATCAATACGGTTCTGCACAAGACCGCATCTGGGCAGGAGAAATCGGAACATACGAAGGTGCATACTTCGTAGAGTCTGCTCGTCTATACAATGCAACAGATGGTTCATCATCTGCACGCGTATACCGCACAATCTTGGCAGGACAGCAAGCACTTGCAGAAGCAGTTGCTGAAGAGCCACACGTAGTAATCGGACCAGTAGTGGACCGCTTAATGCGCCATCGCCCAATGGGTTGGTACGGCGTACTAGGCTTTGCTCGCTACCGCGAAGAAGCACTATACCGAATCGAATCAGGTTCATCAATCGCTTAGTTGATTGACGGATAGGCAGGGAGCAATCCCTGTCTATCAGTAAGTTCATTAAGGAGAGTAATGGCAAACTGGACATTCCAAACACCATATGTACTTGAAGGTCCATCTGGTAGACATCGTTTATTTTACTTCGCTAAGTTGCGTAAGGGAATTACGATAGTTAAATCTGGCGCTACCTATTCTCAGATACGTTATCCAGTAGATGAAGACTTGCCTACCTATAACAAAGTTTATCGTGGTGGGTACAAGTATGTAGTGGACGATACAGAAAAAGCAGCATTAATCGCAGGGGGCGTAAATGTCACAGAATCAAATTTCACAGCAATCTAACTGTGACCATATAACAAAAGTATTAGAATGGGAGTATGTCCTTGAAGAAGGACAGATGTACCAGAGAGTATCCTCATACGGTTGTGTAAACTGTGATGCAGTATCTGATACCCCATTCATAACAGAAGATGTTTTTACAGACCATAGCAACTGTAAGTTTGACCCTTGCTTTGGATGCAAGGCTAAGACATTGCAGTTAAATGCAGGAGATGCCACAAGGGATATTCCTGACAAGAAATGGACTGCTGAACTAAACGAATACAAGAAGGCTAAAGCCGAAGGTATCCGTCCAGCAGGAACAACCTATGCTCACATCGAGCAAGCAAGAGCAGCATCAGAAACTTTGGGTAAAGCCTATAACGCAGAGACTATGCCTAAAGCCAAAGACATAACCAAAAAAACTGCGGAAGTCATGAAAGAGATAGGACAAATATAATGCCAATGGTCGGAAAAAAGAAGTTCCCATACACAGCAAAAGGTAAAGCAGCAGCAAAGAAGGCAGCATATGCTGCTGGAGAAAAAATGGAATCCAAGTCTGAAAAGATGATGGAAATGAAAAAGGGTATGGCAAAGAAGAAGGCTACCAAAAAGAAGATGGTTAAGTAATGATGGAAAAAAAGGCTAAGCCAACTCCAAAGGCTAAGGCTACTCCTACTCCAACACCAAAGCCTAAAGAATTAAAAGGCGGTGCAGCAATTAAGGAATATCAAAAGCAGATATCTCCTAAGGGCATGAAACAAGCAGAAGAAGCAGCCCGCCGTGCGCTTGAATTAAAATATCCAGGAATGTTTATTCCTCAAACACGTTCAAACACACTACTACCAAACAGGTGACACATGAAGAAAGCGCATCCTGGATTCAAAGCAGTTGCTGCAGGGATAGCAAAGAAGCAGGGTATCTCCAAAGAGAGAGCCAGTGCGATTGTTGCTGCAGGGGCACGCAAAGCGTCTGCTGCAGCCAAAAAGAAAAACCCTAGACTAAAGAAAGTTAAAGGATAATGACAGACCCTAGACTAAAGCGAGCAGGAGTGTCGGGCTTTAATAAGCCTAAGCGCACACCAAATCATCCAACTAAATCACACGTTGTTGTGGCTAAAGAAGGCGAGAAGGTCAAGACTATTCGCTTTGGTCAGCAGGGTGTCACTGGCGACAAAAAGCCAACAGCACGTCAGGCTTCATTCAAAGCACGTCACGCAAAGAACATTGCCAAAGGCAAAATGTCAGCAGCCTACTGGGCGGATAAGGTGAAATGGTGAAGAAGAAAGCGTTTTGGGATAAAAAGAATCCTAACAAAAAGTCTACGCCACTTACACCAGAGCAAAAGGCTAAAGCAAAAGCAATGGCTAAGAAGGCTGGAAGACCATATCCAAATCTAGTAGATAACGCTAGAGCAAAAAAGAAATAGGAAAGTAGGGGACATGAATAAAGATTCAATTGCACTTGCATGGTGCGACAACGGAATGGTTGACGGAAAGTTCATGCAAGGTGTATCAGATGTAATGTTAAAGTCAGGTGTTCAGTTTGCTACTACTATTCGTAGTGGTGGCAATCAGATAGCCAGACAGAGACAGTCACTTATTGAATACTGGTATGACAAGACTGATTATGAATGGATACTCTGGGTAGACTCAGATGTTGTTATCAGTCCAGAAAAGTTCAAACTGTTATGGGATAACAGGGACGCAGTAGAGCGTCCATTGGTTACAGGTGTCTACTTTACTACAGACAATCCTGAAGAACCATTAATGATTCCTATGCCAACAGTATTTAGTTTTACCAATAAAGGCGATGGAAGTTTTGGCTTAGCCAGAGTGCACCCACTGCCAAAAAATGAATTGATTAAAGTAGACGCAGCAGGATTTGGATTTCTCCTGATGCACAGAAGTGTGGTTGAAAAGGTTAGACCAGTATCTCCAGAGGGACAGATGTTTATGGAGATGGGTAGAGGCAGTAAGTTCATAGGAGAAGACATATTCTTCTTTGCACTATGCGATAGCGCAGAGGTTCCTGTATACTGCCACACTGGAGCAACAGCACCACATATGAAGAGATTCTCGTTTGACGAGCATTACTACAACGCCTTTTTTGGGGCAGCAGAAAAAGAAGAATCAAGATTGATTACTCCTAAAAATGCTAAAACTAAAAAGGGTTTAATCGTACCGTAAGAAAGGCATACAATGGCACTAGGAAAAGCAGGTAGTAGTTTAACTCAAGAACTTAATCGTCTTGCTGGAATTACTGATGTTTCACAATATCTTGATGAACAAGGCGCTGCTAACGCCTGGGCTGGAACAACTGGTATGCCTACTGTTGGTGCGTTAAACATTAAAGCAGAAGCAGCACGGACCCGAGATAAGTTTAAAGACATTGACGGTATTTGTAACGAACTTGCTGGAACCACAGGACTAGCAGCACCTGCTGCATTACGGAGCATAAATATATAATGCCAACATTATCAGACATTATCGATGAGGTTAAGACTAACCTTCAGGGTTATACCCTTCGCCAAGACCGTATTACCTATCTAGCAAATGCTGGTGGTATATCAACATCTGCTACAACAGTAACTGTTGGCTCAACAACCAACCTAGCAAAAGGTGTTATTGAGATTGAAGATGAATTACTGCTTGTAGATACATATGATAAAGCATCTAACACTCTTACGATTATGCCAGGCTTTGGACGTGGGTATCAACACTCAACAGCAGCATCCCATGCTCAGTACTCACCAGTAATTATTGCCCCAGCGTTTCCACGTGCCTCAATTAAGCAGGCTATCAATGACACTATCAACAGTGTATATCCAAAACTTTGGGCTAACACATCTACAACTTTGACATACAACCCAGCGGTTACTACATACGCTTTACCAGCAGATATCGAAGATATTACAACATTATCTTGGGAATCAGTTGGACCATCTAAAGAATGGGTTCCAATTGGAAACTGGCGCCATGACCCAATGGCGAATACAACAGCCTTCCCAACAGGCAACTCTGTATCCATACGCGACAGAATTACACCAGGTCGCACAATTCAGGTAGCCTATAGAAAGGCTCCAACAATTTTAACTAATGCATCAGATGAATTTACAACAGTAAGCGGATTGCCTTCTACATGCCGAGACGTTATTGCTTTGGGTGCAGCATACAAGATGCTTTCATATCTTGATGCGGGACGAGTTAATCTTACATCTGCAGAAGCAGATGCAGCAGATACAAAGATTCCATCTAATGCTGGTGGAACTGTAGCAAAGTATATCTTTGCCCTCTTTCAACAAAGACTTAACGAAGAGAGTGCCAAGATGTCAGGTCAGTACCCAATTCGTCCACATCGCATAGGCTAAGGAAATATAAATGGCTAGAAAATACTCCAGTATCAGCGTAGCGACAACGCTCAACGGTACTATCTCATCATCTACAACAACCATTCAGGTTGCTACTGGTACCGCAGCATTACTCCTTGGCGGAGTTACTCTTGCTGCTGGTAACGTAGACCAGTTTGCAATTGCTATCAATCCAGATACATCAGGAGAAGAAATCTGTTTTATCACAGCAGTATCTGGTGACATCTTTACCGTAGTGCGTGCCCGCGCTGGTTCAACAGCGTTAACTCATACAACAGGTGCAACTATCCAGCACGTATTGACTGGTGAAGATTTAGATTACTATGGAAGTCTTGGTGTTGCCGCTGAAGGCGCTATCCAAAAATCAGTAGCCACTACAAAGGGCGACTTGCTTGTAGCCACTGGTTCAGCAACTGTTGTACGTCAAGGAATTGGCAGCAATGGGCAAGTACTTACAGCAGATTCAACTTTAACTAACGGTTTAAAATGGGGGTCAATTGACTTCTCAGCAGGTTCACAACAAGCGCAAATCCCATTGGTAATGGGCGCATACTAAGAAAAGGAAAATAAATGGCAACTAACAACCCCGCAGTATTTTTTAGAGGGACTCCTGCTCGTGGTGCGACCTCTACTACAAGGGCAATCACAACCGCTGCACTCACCTCAAACCTAGTAACTATCACAACAGGTACTGTTCACGGTATTACACAGGTAGGAACTATTGTAACAATTGCTGGTGTTTCATCTGTATATGATGGAGTATACGCAATTAACTCAGTACCTACTACATCAACATTTACTTACGTAAAGACTAACGCTAACATCGGTTCAGCCTCTGTTACTCCTAACGCTACAGCAGTATTTAATACTGGAGTAACAAACGGTGGTGCGCTATCTAACCAGGCTATTGTTAACTACACAGCAATTATTACTACATCTGCTGCCCACGGTCTAAACGTAGGAGATATTGTTGCAGTCAATACTGGTTCTACTGGAACAGATACAGCAGCAGTGGTAGTAACATCTACACCATCTGCAACTCTATTCACATTTGATACGTCAACTCAAACACTCGCCTCTGCTGCTATATCACAAGGAGCATTTGGAATGTACCCAGTTGTATACACAGCAGCAGCAGGAACCGAAGGTATTGTAACAAACATTGTTCTAACTAACCCAAGAGGTAACGGCTCTGGTCAATATTATGTGTGCGTAGACCAAGTTCCAGTTGTTGCTGGATTAACGGTTCCACCTAATGGAACAACAGTAATTGATATGAAGTCTTACTTTGCTTCAACAAAAACAATTGAAGTTGGCTGTACGATAGGAACTGGAACAATTACAGTTTCTGGAATGACCGTGGTGGCATAATATGGGTCTACAAGAATTTCCCTCCAAGCCAGTAAATAAAGGCGGAGTTGTAGTTGGAACTATTAATGGTCCAACAGAAGTAGCAGTTGGTGCTCAAGACTCATACCTTGTTGCCGATTCAACTCAGACACCTGGTACTAAGTGGCAAACATATCGCAAATATAATACTGTTCAATTAACATCTGGAACTTCTTGGACTGTGCCTGCAACAGTTGAATCACTAGATGTTTTACTTGTTGGCGGTGGCGGAGCAGCAACAACTAGAACTGCAACAGGAACCGCTGGGCAATTTACGGGTGGCAATGCTGGTGCTGGAGGTGCGATTCTTTATATTCCAAATTATCCAGTAACTCCAGGCGCTGCTATTACATATTCAATTGGCGCTGGGTCAAATGGTCCTGCCGCTTCTGGCGTTGTTACTACAACAACATATCCTTCTGCTGCTGGCAATACTACATTTGGATTGTTAACTGCTCCTGGGGCTTTAAATAAAATTGGTACATACACTGGTTGGACTATTGGAACTCAATCGCAAAAAAGAGGCGTATTTGATTTGGCTTCCTATGATAGAGGTACGAATTCAACTACTGACACTAGTTATCAGACTTCAAACACTACTTGGCAATTACAAAATTTTCCTTGGTGGGGGGGTGCTTGGATAGTTGGAGAAATAGCAAATGGTGCTTCATCCTGTCAAATGTTTGAACATCCAGCAAATTATTTGGGAACAGTCAATACTCAGCAAAACTATGTAGGTTTTAAATCAGGTGGTATAAAGTTATTAGAGGGAGCAACTGCATCTCAAGGTGGTCTTGCTACTAACGAACTTGCCACAAATACCGTAGGTACAAGGACTGCAGGCTGGGCAGGTTTTGGTGATGGTGGTACCAATACTACTGGAACAGTATATTCAATTCCTGGATTTGGTGCAGGACAAGGTGTTGTTATGAATAATAGCAATACCGCTGGTAGAGGTAGTACTGGCGGACACGCTGCAGCAAATAGTGGCGCTGGTGGTGGTGCTGGTCGTGCTTGTAGTAGTGGTGCTACACCAATTCAAGCAGGTATTGGTGGTAATGGTGGTAGCGGTGTTATATTTATTGGATACTGGGCTTAGGGAGAAAATAATGTCAAATCAATGTGATAATTGTGATGCACTTGAATGTAAAGTAGCACTTATTGACGATGAAGGAATAGTAGTAAATGTAATTATTGCTAACCATCATGATGATTTAAATGCTTTACATAATAGTTATGTATTTGAAAAAACTATGGAAGTATGTAATATTCCATGGTGCAGTACTGGAGATAAATGGGATGAGGCTACTCAAACATTTATTGATAAGTACTATTCACCTGGTCTTGATTATACAGAAGATGGCAAGTTTAAAGTAGTTAAGTCTAATATTTGGTCTGGACATCCAGACTGGGTAGAGCCAGAACCTACTCCTGAGCCTACTGCTACTGAAATTGCAGAAGAAAAACTGGCAAAGTTGGGTCTTACTAAAGAAGATTTGCAAGCCCTTCTTGCTTGAGTGCGACTACTGTAATAAAGAGTACGAACCTATAGCCACTCGTTGGCTATGTCCACATTGTCATATGAAATCTAACTGTTGTGAAGGAGCGCCATTAAATGGTGAGTAAAAAAGACGTAACGGAAGACTTACCGTATTCCTTATCTAACCCTATATCCTCAGTTAGTTATACACCAACAGCAGAAGACTACGATGTATCGTTTGGGGTTCTTCCGTTTTTCTTAGGAACTACGGATGAATTCCCATACCGTCGTCAGACTGCACCATATCGTAAACAACAGATTGACCAGAGCAATGAACCTGGCGAGCAGTCACTATCCAACTGGTGGCTTCGCTCCCAGAGTTCATTCCATAAGGGTTCAGGAATTAGATTCTATGACCCAACTGCTGGTGAAACTGTGCCATACCGATTTACGGATAGCCGTGGTGTAGATGTGTGGACCAAGGGTAAAGTAACTCTACTTAAAGATGTTTCTTCTAGCCATTTTACAACTGGAACACTGCGAGCAAATGGACGTCCTTCTCAGTATCTTCGTTCTATTCGTTATGGAACAACAGATGCTGTTCTACTAGCAGATGATTATGATGTAGATAAAATATCAGATGCTGGAGAAGTGCACTTTATTGACTATAACTCTGGTACCGAAGACCCAGTATTTGCCATCTGCGATGACGGAACTTTTGCTTATTGGGTGACTAACGACGTTGCATCTGGCAAACTAGAAGTAAACAAGAAGGCTTTGACTGGAGATAGCACTACTCCAGATACAGTTATGTTTACTCAGCCTGGTATCACAGTAACAAATGCAGTTATGGAATATGTTAAAGAGCGTATTGTTATGTGCGCTAATAATAAAATCTATGAGTTCTCCACTACTGCTACATCACTTCCAACAGAGGTATATACCCACCCAAACTCATCTTACATTTACACAAGCATTACATCATCTGGTCCAGCAATCTATGTGTCTGGATACAATGGTATTAAGTCTGTAATCCACAAGTTTACCCTTACCACTGGCACAGGCTCTATGCCTACACTTACTTCTGCTATTACAGCAGCAGAAATGCCAGAGGGTGAAATCATCCACAAGATTTACTACTACCTTGGATACATGATGATTGGCACAAATAAAGGTGTCCGTGCTGCTCTTGTATCGGACCAAGATGGCTCTATCAATTACGGTCCACTGATTGTAGAAACAACTACTCCAGTATATGATTTTGCAGCAAGAGATAAGTTTATTTGGGCTACCGCATCAATTGGAAACAGCCCAGGAACTATCCGCATTAACCTTGG